CCCTTGAGATAGCCGTTGAATGCTTCCTCAGACATAGATGCTTGGATACCTTCAATACATTCTATCGACCCGTTGTTGTAGTGGTTAGGGTTGTTTACTACGTCTTCTTCATCTTGCCTAGCAATTATTTCCTCCAGCGACTCATCTACCCAACGCGCTTCGTACTCTGCTTGTTCTTTACGAGCAACATGCTGCTTCCACCACTCTGTTTCCTTCATGCTCTTATCAAGCTCTTCTTCGGCTGCGTCAAGATAAACCTTCATCTGCTCATCCACTGTAAGTTTCTTTACATCCCAGCAGTCCCCAAATAGGTCTACGTCTTCTTTGTAAGCTGTCTGCGGTGCGGGCTTTGTGCCATCATGTACCCAGCTAAAGTTTAAACGCTTCTGATACTCCTCAAAGGTAGGCTCCCCTGTTTCTCTAACTCTGTCCCAGTCTTGCGGGGTTGCGTTATTAATGCTCATCTTTAAAGTCCTCTCTGTTCTTTGCGGTAATCCAGTTGTCTGGTATGGTCTGTTCACTAAACCATCTAAAGTTGTTGGCTGATGCCCACTCTCCATGTGTACGCCTCGTGCCGTCCTTACGTACCTTGGCGGCTGGCATAGGAGAGTTAGGATTGGCAAACAGAAACACTAACTCAACATCGTCTGGAAGAACCTTTGCTATCCAGATATACTTAGAGTATTCTGCACTGTCCCAGAAGCGACCCTTTGCTTCGAGCAGTATCTTCTTGCCTTCAATTTCTTTAACAAAGTCTGGCTCGTACTTGTGACTAATTGTGTACTCAACCTTGTCAACGTGAAACTCCCATGCATCTAGGATACCGGAGTGAAGCTCGTATTCCCAGTTAGAGTCGTAACCCTTAATCAAGTTCTTCTCAACGGGGCGCTTCACCCTCGGCTTCCTATATCCTTTGCGTACTTTCTTCATGTGACTCCCTTCGTTTAGCGCTGACTCATCTTCCATTCAATGTCTTGAGAGCTTACATCCTCAACCTGCTTGTCAGGAAAAATCTTAATCAACTGTTTGATTTTGTTGGTCAACCACTTCAATGTATAGAAGCTCGTATGGACTGTACCCCTAGCCCAGATGTGGGTTTGTTCTGGGAGCATTTCCCTGAAGTTATCTTTGTTAATCTTAGAAGCCTCCTCAGTATCAAGGAGGCTTTTAAGCCATTCAACCTGCAATGTTTCTGCATGTTTTTTTATACGCTTAGACTTTGTTCGGTTCATAGTATCTCATCTACCTTGGGTTCGACTACTACTTCTGTTAAGTATTTATAGCCTGTGGAATATCTAAAAGTTCTCAGGCCGTTACCGTCATTAGAATCTTTGTGGCATTCATGCTTATACTTACACCACGTACATCCTTTAGCTAATTGCATGTTTCCTTTCTTGCCGTCAGGGGTAGGATTATAACACAGTTTAGGTGGAATGTTAAGTTCTAATTCGTCTTTTAGTGTAATAATTGTATTCTCTATGTTGGGCTTGTCCAAGTCATCTGGAACAAACATACACAGCTCACCGCTTTCTTTGTTGATAACAAGGAAACCACCCTCGTCTGTTCCTTCTGCCTTCTCATAACCAGCAAGCTGTCCAAGGTAACCGAAGGGGTCGTCAGATGCTAACGTGCCTAGCCTAAACTTGTTGAAGGCAAACTTGGAAGCGGACTTAACATCTACTACCTGACCGTTAATCTTACAATCCATGTGGCCTACAACACCTTCGACTGTTACTTGCTTCTGCTCATCGGTGACGTTGTGTCCAGCCATCCTTACAAGCATGAGTACAATCTCTTCTAACACATGACCATAGAGAAACTTAATCTGTGTTGCACCATCTACACTGCCACGCCCTTTAGGGTCACGCTTCTCAAACCACAACTGTCGTGATGGCTTACCTACGTTGGACATTCTAATGTTGAAGTTGGTGTCTCGTTTACGTGGTGTTGCCCAACTAAGGATAGCTTCTTTCATTGCAACCATTGTAAGGTCAAGCGCCTCCTCCGTTATTGGAAGAGGCTCACCACCTGAAAGTTTTTCAAGTAACTCATAGATGTCAGGGACTAAAGTATTAAGCGGCTTCTGGTTCATCTTCTAACTCCTTAAAGGCTTTGATTACATCTGAGGAAAATAGCTTCTGTAAGTTTAATAGATACATTTGACTGGCTCTATTGTCACCACCTGATACTGTTTTAAAACTGTCTAATCGTTTAACAATCTTTCTTAATGTGTTTGTATTGAATACAAGTGTACAGTATTCTTCATCACCAATACATAAGTTGTGAAACCAATAGTCAGATTCTGTTGCATCAATACCCGATGGTTTACCATAGGACTTATACTCAATGGCGATGTTACCTGTCTTCATCCACATCCCACGCTCTGACTTAACTTCTATCTTCTTGTTGGTGAGCATGTCTGCAATCTTATCTTCACGTATCTCGCCGTACTGTAGGTCGAGGTCGAACTTCTTTCTGTCTGCTTTAATGGGTTTCATGCCAGCCATCTCCGATATTGTAGTCACCATCTAGGGGACAATTTAATTTTAAGTTTATACCAGCTTGCACAATTGCTTGAACACCTAGCTCGCCTACTTGCTTTGCATCTGATTCTTTACATTCAATCTGCCATTCATCGTGGACGTTGGCTACAAACTTAGCAGTCAACTTAGATTCTTTGAAGTAATCATCAAGGATAACCAGCGCCTCCTTCATTACGATTGCTCCAGCACTCTGCAATAGTGTGTTGAGTGCAGCATGTTCAGAACGTATAGCTAACTTACGACCGTCTAACCCTTTGAGGAATCCCTTTTTACTTTCTCGTTGTACTCGTTGGACAAGAGATTTAAATGATGGTAGACTATCAAGAAACTGGCTTCGCATTTGTCTGCCTCTTGCCTTACTTTGTCCAGCCACTGTCCCAAGCTTTGCATCTCCAGCTCCGTAGAGGAGGGCATAGATGAAAGTTTTCGCCTGATTTCTTGATTCAAGTCCTGCAAGTTTTTGGTTAGCTGTGTGTATGTCTCCGTTGAGAATTTCATTTGTGTATGCCTCATCGTTCATGTAGTGAGCAAGCATTCTAAGCTCTAAGCCTGAAGCATCAATGCCTACGAGTTTGTTACCAGTCTCTACAGTCCAGCAAGCTCTACACTCTTTACCGTAAGGTGAGTTGGAGCTAGGTATCTGTGCCATGTTAGGATGGCTATGTGTCATGCGGCCCGTCACTGCACCGTTAGGATTAACATAACCTCGAACCCTGCCGTCATCCTCTACTGTCTTGAGCCAACTGTTTACCTGAGCTAAACGCTTCTGAAGCATTAGGTAAGTAGAAATCAGCGCAGCTTCTGGGATACCTTTAACTTTGTTTAGTGTACCCTCATCAACGATTGGCTGACCAGTAGGTGTAAAGTTCTTAGGAACCCAACCGGCTGCAATCAACACATCACCAATCTGTTTACGAGAACCTAAGTTGAACTCAGTATATGTCTTACGGGTTACCGGCTTGTCAGTGTTGAGCATCGCTGTCCACTCTTCGTCTGTAAGCCTGACACCTTTGTCGTGTTGGTCTTTAGCTGTCTTAGCTATCGCACCAGTCTTAGTGTACTGAGGCTTGAGTATCTGTGTCTCAACCTTGGGCTTGACAGTCTCATGTACCTCAGATTCTGTAGCATCTAGCTTCTCTTGGAACATTGCAACCATCAGCATAGCTTTCTTTACATCTAACTTGAAGCCGTTGTCTCGCTGCTTATCTATAATCCAAGCAACGTCATGCTCTAGCTTAACTGCTTGTGGGGTGTAGCCCCTGCTCTCTACTCGAAGCTGCTGATATACCTTTGTGTTTAACTCTACATCACGCTGGCAATACTTGAGCATCTCTGGTCGGTAGTAATCCCATGCATCGTCTTGCTCACCGAAGTCACCCTTAGCAAACTTTAAGCGGTAACCCCAAGACTCTAAGCCGTGACCGCCTTCTCTAGGTGGCTTGAAGAGACGGGATAGTACCAAGGTATCTACAATCTGTTTGTCACTGAGGTCGATACCTGCAATCTTTTTAATGGCTGGTAGGTCATAGCCAATTATGTTGTGACCGATTAGTTTCTTAGCTGCTCTAAGTAATCCGTAACCCTCTTCGAGCTGAGTGTTGTCAAACGTAAACACATCCAATGTGTCTACATCCTGAGCAACAATACAGTGTATCTTAGTGGGGTCAAGGCCGTCTGCTTCTATATCAAATACTAAGTTACTCATAGCTCATCTCCGTCAAAGGCATCATAGTTATCACCGTCATCTACTTCTTTAAGTCTGCCTGTTACTGAGTCGTAGTGTAGGCTACAAGCCAGTCCAACATCACCAGTGTATCTTGACTTCAGTACCCTGACCTTAGTGGTCGAAGCCTCTACCTCGTCATCTGATTGTTGGTTGCGCTCTAATCCTATAACACAATCGCTTAGCTGAGCAATAGATTGTGAACCTCTAAGGTGTGAGAGTCCGGTTTCGATACCGTTCTCATGTCCCTTGTTACCTTCTACCCTACGGAGGTGAGACACAAGTATCAAGCCAGCACCTGTCTCTTCTACAAGAGAGCGGAGTCGATGCATGATACCATCAATAGCTTTGCGCTCATCGCCTTCCAAGGCTTGAAGAACTAGCATGTGAAGGTGGTCAACTACAACCCACTTACAATCTAAACCTACAATCAAGTAGCGCAGCTTGCTGAAGATGTCTTCTAGGTTGTTGACACCAAGGTGAGCATGAATCCAAACCCGACCCTCGTTCTCTCCCATGAAGACCTTGCGGTAATACTGTTCGAGCTTCTCGTCACCTATCTGATTCTTAACACTGTCTAGGTGCAGCTTAGAGTTAGCTTCAACAGCCATGATACCTTCAGCAGTTCGCATCCAGTTCTCTTCAAGAGCCACGATGCCTACGTTATCTTTGGTGTTGTTGATGAGCCAGTGAGAAAGCTCTCTAGTTACAGAAGACTTACCTAGTCCAGTGCCGCCGGTAAGAGTAATCAACTCGCCAGCTCTCAGGCCTTCTAGCTTATGGTTAAGCCCAGCCCAAGGGTATGGAATGGACGGCAGCTTCTCTGAACGTAACCGCTTGTATTCGTCTAGCTGAGTAGACAAGTTCATAATCCCTGAAGGGGTGTAGACCTTAGCATCCCAGAAACAATTAACAAAGGAGGAATGCTTGCGCTCTTTGAGCATATCGTTAGGGTCTTTGAATCCCTCGGGCAGTGTCATCAGCTTAGCTTTGTTGGGGGTGAGGAGCTTAGCAATTGCTTTAGCTCCGTCCTTGCCCACTGCATCGCTATCGAAACAGATGACTACAGTCTCGAATGATTCAAGAAACTCTAGGCTATTCTTAACATCACGAGCACCTCCTTGTGCTCCAGACTTTATACTTACAACAGGCCACTTACTTCCGAGTAGTTCGTATGCCGCCATAGCGTCACACTCTCCCTCTACGATTGTAATAAACTTACCGCCTGATTTAAAGAGCTGCTCTCCGAACAACCCTGTTTCTTTAGAATCACCCTTCCAAGCAAACTGCTTGTTGAGCTTTCTAACTTTCGTTGCTACTTCCTCGCCCTTGTGGAAGTAGGGGTAGTGGTGGCTGGTAACCTGACCGTTGAGAGTAGTAGACTTAACGCCATACTTTTTGGCTGTCTCGATACTAATCTGTCGGTCAGTTAGGGCATTAAAACTAGAGCCACTACCGGCTCCTTGATACGCTGTGAAGTCCGTTACGGTATCTTGCTTAGGGGTTTGCACTTCCGTTGTGCCATAGTTTTTAAAATACTTGTTGCAGCTAAAGCAGTAAGCTGACCCGTCATCGTTCTGACTGACTGGGTCGCTGCCTCCACATGAATCACATGGGAGATGGAATTTAACAAACGGCATTGCGTTACCTCAAGGTTAGGCTGCTACTTGAACTTCCATGTCATCGTCTTCTTCAGTGATAGCTTCATCCGTAAGTCTATCTTCTAGTAGGTTCTTAATGTAATTTGCTCCAGCTTGAAGCACTTGAATCTCATCGTTGGTGTTGTTAATCTTAACCATCGCTGACCGCAGCAGGGCAAAGTAACTCTGCCCCTCGTCATCCAGCTTGCTGATGTCGTAAGCTACATCACCCATTTTATATGTCATCATTAGATTGTTCCCTCCATCTCATCTTCTACATCGAACTCACCGCCATCGACTGAGCCGACAGACACTAAGTCTAATACCTGCATTGCTTGGAAGTCTAAACCCTTAAAGGTCTTGCCCTTCCATACAGATTCCCATTCCTTATATTGAATCTTAACTGCTGAGCCGTTACCGATACGCTCATCAATTGGATTCTTAGTAGAGTCTACAAGCTTAGGCGGCTGACGAATCATACCGTTAGGGCCATTGACTTTACGTTTGATGATGAGAGCTGGGCCTTCGTCCATGTCTTTAACTGTGTGACCTTGTGACCTGAAGGTTTGTGCAGTCTCTTCATCGACTACTAAGTTTACTGTGTACACTGGTTCGTAAGTGGTGTTCGGAGTTGTTACGCTTGCCCAGTATGCTGTTCCTGTTACAATAGCCATATTATCTTTCCTGTCGTTGGTGTAAAAGTGAGGTGGCATTATACCACAAGTTGTATTAGATGTGAAGCTTTATTTAAAATTATTTATAAGGGTGTAGTAATTCTGCAAAGAAACAAACTACAGCAGCGGCACCCACTAGCCAGACTGGACTGCCAATCAACACTAGTCCTATTACTATCGCTGCGGTTGTCAAGCGGCAGCGCTCTCATCAACCCGCTCTTTAACAAACAACCCATCAACCATCTTGCCTTTGCGGTGTCGTATATCTTCATAAGCATGAGCCATACAGTCATGGAGTGATAGGTTGTTTCGATGTGCCAAGTTGCATAGCACTACGATGATGTCTCCGATGTCGTCAATGATTGGCTGGCTGTTCATAATGTTTAGCCGCAACTCCTCAACTTCTTCTAAGAGTTTCTCAAACTGCTGGTGGTCTGTTGAACCGTGGATAAGATTACGGTCATGATGCCAGTGAATAATTCTACTTTCTAATGTATATGCTGTTGTCATTACTTAATCCTCTGGCTGTTTAGATACTCATCTAGTATCTCTTGAAGCGTCTCGTTGCCTTCTATTTTCATCAGTCTTCTCCTTCCAAGATAATATCTACGGCCTTTACAACGAAGGCACAGAACCCTATAACGAACACCAATAGTGCGGCTGTTTCTAAAAGCCCGTTATTCATTGCCAGTCCACCTAAAAGCCCAAGCGCTAGGGTTCCTAGCATTGCTTTACCAACCCACTTTTTAATTTTACTCATTTTTACTCTCCTTTTTCTTTAGATACTCCATTACTTTGTAGGCTATTTCTGATGTTGATACATAAGCAACAGAGTCATCGCTCGTCTTCCTCTCTTATATATTTAAGAAGTTCATCTGCTGTTACATCCCATTTACTACAGGCTTGCATTAAAGTTAACAAGCCTTTCATAAAATCGTTGTGTGCTGCTGCTAAGTTCTGACTCAACCTATGCTGCCCTCTGAAAGTAATCTTGAATAATTGTTTGTCGTTTATTTCTGGTGGCTGCCATGTTCCCTGCTGCTGATTGTCTCTTAGTAATAGAGTGAGTAGACCAATCAGTCAGTGCATTGTAAAAAGCCCAGCGGTTTGCACCAAGTCGTCTTCGATATGTGTTCTGCCAAGTGACCCAGATATATTCTAGTGAGCTATTTACTCTGGGCATCTCGTCAAGAACTTGACCGGGGGTATAGTCCGGGTTGGTGTTGATAATCTTTAAGGCTGATGTGGCGTTGATAGCTTCAGCGGCTGCTGTAAATGCTTGGATGTCAGTCATTGCTTCGTTACTCCACTGGCTCCAAAGCTCTCTCTCGTTTTCAAACAAGTCCAGTGCCTTAGTGATAACCCTACCGCCCAGCTCAATGTTTAAGTGTCGAGTATGCTTAGCTTTAAACACAGCAACCTCACCGGAAACAAACACCTGAAGATTAGTACAAGCTTGTTGTATAGCAGCGGCACTAATCATAAACGGCCATGTCCCATCAAAGCTTGACACTGCTAACAGTCCAAGGGATGCAGTGTCACCGTCTGGTGTGGTAAAGGTATGGGCTGGTAGCTTATACTGTACAAAGGTTCGAGAGCCGTTGTGTGATGTCCTGATAGTCTCTTGAATCCCTGTTGTGTCTAAGTCAGACCTCTCAATGATAGCCCTTGTAACATCAATCATCTCATGAGGTGCAACTGCTTTGTAGTCTAAGCCATGAACACCAAGCTGTGCTCCAGTGTCTTCACGGTAGATTACTTTCTTAGTAGTAATAAGTACACCAGCTGCTTGAGTATGGTACTGGAGGATAGTTTCACCTATCTCGAAGCCTGCCTCGCCGTAGCCACTACGCTTTAGCTCTGTCATATCTGATGTGTTTCTAAACATATTTACAATAGCATTCATATCAATCTTCTCCTAAGCAAGTTGCACATTGACCACTATCGTAGCCATTATTAATAGATTCACCACAGCTGAAACACTCATAGGTGGCCTCACTGTCAGTGTAGAGTTTAGCCTGTTCTATCATGCTACAATCCCCTCGGCTCCGTTAATGTCTTTGATGTTCTTAAAGCTAATGCTTCGAGAGCTACCATGTTGTAGATAGAACGCCCACTTATAACAGTGGAAGATGTTGAAGCAGTCGCCCTTACTGACCTCGAAGCGGTTCTTAATTGTTCTACGTCTTACAATAAAAGACTTACCAAATACTGTACCATTTTTCTTACCGCTAAAGACTGCTGAGTGTGTAGCTTTTGCGACTAAGTTGAATAAAGTTTCCATAGTTTGTGACCTATTGTAGTTAATTGGTTTCCGATTTTACTTGACAGCCGACACCGACCCTGTTACAATAACTTAATGTCTTATAAGTTAGTTCGTAAGAACTTACTAACTTATAAGTCATTAAGTAATTGTTCTTATTTACTTGATTGTATTATACACTTGGTTATAAAGTTCAGTTGCAATATCATCTAGTGTTTCAACCATGTCCTCATCTGGATTAAAGTCTTTGTCTTTAGCTAAGAAGGCTACACTAGTGTTTAAGTCTGCTAATATGTTGAAGAAATCATCTTTATTGGACATATTATTTACCTTTTATTGATTTGTTTAGTGTGTTTTGCTGTATCATAGTAATTATGTAGGGCTTATCGCTATACATACGCCCTACTTTGTGAGCATCTTCTAAACTAAAGCTAAAACTAGGGGTATCAAACTCTCCAAGCCAGTCAACACGCCATAAAACATTGCCTTCTTCAATTATATCTGAGCTTTTCATGTCGTCCTGCCTCATCTAAGTAACCGATTAGTTCTTTAAGTGGTATAAGTTCTAGCAAATCATAGAGCGGCTGGCCTTCGCCGTCCCTCATATCTTTCCATACCTGCTCCATAGCAGCTAACACCGCCTCGTCTTTAGTCATGATGCAATCTCGCTTTAGTCTTATCCATCCAAGCTTCAAAGCTACGGCGGTGTATCTGTTTATACTTACCGCCGCCTAGCTTAATAACTTTTTGTATATAGTGATAGGTCTTTAGCCCCTCCATTGCCTTGTTTAAGTCAGGCTCCATAGTGAAGCACCAGATATGTTCGGCACAAGTCTCTTTAAATTCTTCTTCAGTTGGTAAGTCTTCTTTATTCATGGCGTTACTATCTCCAAGTCTTCAAGCTCCAAGCCTTCACTTGAGTAGCTACAGTCATACCCTTCAGACCTGTATAGTTTTATATAACCCTCTTCGTTTAATTCTTCGTTGCCGTCTTCGTCAAAACGATAGAACAGCATATCATAGACTGCAATTGTATATTCTTTACTCATAGTTATTCTCCAGTCAAATAAGTATAGTGTACTTCGCTTACATGGTTACCATCTTGCCACCGCTTAGACTTGCTAGCTAAGAACTCACACCATGAATCCCAGAGATTCTCACAGCCATAGTCTTCACACAGTTCTATGTAGTTCCATATTTTAATCTCATTAGCTCGGCTGGCCTTGTCTGTCTTAGGGTTCGGGTTAAGTTTAAAGTCTTTAGCATTTAAGTTATACATTCTAATGTTGTGAACATCCATACAGCCAACCAGCCCAGCAATCAACTGACAGCAGAACCCGGCCTTTGGTATACCTAAGCCGTCAACCCTTAGAAAGATTATCATTAAGCTATAAGCTTTCTCGTTGTCAGACTTACTAGAGTTAAGCACTGCCTTGACCTGAGAAAACATCATATGTTTATTGGACATAAGGTACTCATAAGTCTTTATCTTGTTACCCCATAAGAACCTAGACTCTAGCTTGTTAGCTCTTACATCAGCTATCTGGTCACCAACACCAAGCCAATTCTGTTGAATGCTCAGAGCTACCATCAATATAGTGTCTCCAAAGTTATCGGCATTACGCTGTGAATATTCTTGTACTGCTTTGCAATGAGTATTGAACATCGGCATTTCCTCGGTGGTGGTTTACCCTACAACTGAATGTCTTTTAAGTTAGTTCGTAAGAACTCACTAACTTAAAAGTCATTAAGTAGTAGGGTATATATTAATTATTTAAACCATTTAATCTGTTGGGCTAGTTTGGCATCCCATAAATCTAACGCCTCTTTAACTGTTAGGTCATAGTGACCCCAGAATATATCCATCTGGCCTCCCTCATCTCCCCAACTATGTAACATATATTCACCTTCAGGTCTAAAGTTATTCTCTGTTTTAGGTCGATGGCTAATACAGATTCGTAGTATACCACAAGAACTTATAAGCTTAGCATCTAAACGTGACTGTAAAGTCTTTTCTAGTTCATTTGAAGTGTTCATATATCATCATCCTCTCTTTCACTATATTTAAAGAGCAACACTGTTACCGCTGCAACTAGACAGATTGTAAACAAATCAGCTAACATTCTATACCTCCACTTCTATTTCTTGTAAGCTTTCAAGGTCAACATCCTCGGAGGGATAGATATTAACCTCGTTATAATTCTCTAGCAAACTAGATGCTACGTCTCTAGCAATGTCTAAGTCTTCACATATAATTCTATTGCCATCAAATATAATATTAAACATTCTCTGTCGCCTCTTTTTTGTTAACCATCTTACAAGCTAAGTTCCAAGCCATAATAGCACCCATCCAAGCTGCTGCCTTCTCACTACCGGAATAGCTTTCTATTCTATCTTCTAAGTCTTTCATATCTTCTGGGGTCACAAAAGCAGGGACTGATTTAATCATAATTTTATACCTCGTAGCAGTTAGAAACAGTAGACCAGTCTATACTATGCAATACTTCTTCGCAATAGTATAGATGTTTATGCACAACTATTGTACCATCATCCCATTCTATACAAACTTTATCACGAAATGAAACATCAGGAAACATTCTTGCCCATATATAACTATCATCAAAGTCTTGCATAAATCTATACCTCAAAAATTAATAGAATTTAACTGGCCGTCCTTGGCCGATAGAATTACTTGGCAGAAAGAATCTCAAGGATTTTATCCATCTTTGCTTCTAGCGAATCAACACGGCTTGTAAGAGCTTCTTTTTTCGCAGTAGCCGTTGCTATTGCCTTTGCTGTAACCTTCGGAGCCTTCGGAGCAGCTTTAGCTTTCTTGAAAGCCTTTGTCTTCTTTGTTGGTTTCTTGCCGGTAATCATCAGCAGGAACTGTTCTGGGACACATTCCCATTCTCTGAATTCAGAGACATCGCCATGAGTCATAAAGCTATCGGCATCGCTGTAATACTTCTTGATAACGGCATTGAAAACCTTGGTCAATCCATATCTCTCCGTAGGAGAAGCAGCATGGATATTGGCAAAGTGACAAGCAACGCCGTAGGTTTGACGGTCTGTTGCAATGTTGTTGACATCGATGTTTTTGAAGTTTGAAGTCAGCATATTAGTATTCCTTATTAAAAAATGAAGAAGTTCGTAGAACTCTCTTCTTCATTTTTAAATAAGGAATACTTATTAGTAACCCTATAAGCTTTTATAGCTTATAGGGTTACTAAAAATCTGGACAAATTCCTATCGGAATTTCCATGCAGGCGATAGAACTAGAGAGACTTTAAAAGTCTCAGGAGGGAGAAATAGACGAAGTCTAAAAAGCTGGTAAGTCGTTGAAAAGATTGGAAGTCTCTGGAGTAAATCTATAGATTTAAAAACATTTTAACATCTCCCTAGTTTTGTAAACTAGAAAGCTGGGACTGAACCTTAAAGACTTTAAAAGTCTTCTATGCATGTGATGTCTGCATAGCGGGCGTTGAGATTCTATGGAATCTCTGGAGATTTTTAAAGACTCTCTGGAGTCTTTAGGGGGTGGGCAAGCTGCCATGGGGGGGTACTGGGATATATATACAATCACATACATTTTATGGAGATATGCCATGTAAACCAGATAGCGCCGCAGCTTTAAAAGGCTTTAAAGGGAAGGGCAAGGGATGGGAAGTCGGGCGACCTCCAAGGTCTTTAAAGGGAGAGGGTTTATAAACTGCGGGATATGTAAGCATGAACCTAAACCTGTATTACATATGCTATAACCCCGGGGGCTTAATATCTATTATACCCGTAGAATGAGCATCTGTCAAGTTATTTCTTGTTTATTTGCTGATATGTTACTGTATATACTATAAAGAGCTTTATATACTATTATATATGAAAATAAGTTATAAATAACTTGACAAGAGGCTATATTACGGGTATACTATAGTAATAGTAAAGAATTAAAGGGAATAAACATTATCATGGCTGATAAGCAACTAACCACAAGACAGCAAGACTTCTTGAACAACCTCCCCTCTTGTGGGGGTGATGTTAGGCTCGCAGCAGAGCAAGCAGGCTACGCAGAGGGAACACACTACGCTGTAGTCAAAGCCCTGCGTACCGAGATACTTGACGTAGCTACCGGCATCCTAAGCCTGAGCGCACCTAAAGCCGCCATGAAGCTAGTTAGCATCATGGACAGTGCAGAGCCTATACCACAGGCTAACATGCGCTTACAGGCAGCACAGCAAATCCTAGACCGTGTAGGCTTAGGCAAGACAGAACGCTTAGATGTCAATGTGAATACAGTTGGTGGGTTGTTTGTTATCCCCGCCAAGAAGGAGGTGGTAATAGATGGAGACTATACGGAGGTCTAGTAGCACTATACCGTTTGGTTATAAGCTCAGTGAGTCTAATAACGAAATGCTAGAGCCAGTGCAAGAAGAACTAGACATGCTAGAAAAGGTTATCCCCCTCATAAGGGACAGGTCACTAAGCTTACGAGACGGAAGCATTTGGCTTACACATGAAACAGGCAGGGCCATATCACACATGGGCCTTAAAAAAATAGTAAAGAAGAGAGGCCAATAGAATGACAATGAAAGTAATTACACTCATGCTGACCGCTGTTGTACTGATGGGTTGTCAGACGTTTAACGCTGCTGTAGATGGCGGCCAAGACATCGTAAACAAGACCATTGCAGCTACCGGCGAAGCAACTGCCGACATCACCCAAGCAATTGGCGGTGACGTAACCAACACCATTACCTACGGCGCTGATGGTGTTGCAGAAGGTATTCGGCAAGCTACGGGCAATACTACAGAAGCTCAGAAGTAAAGAAGACCATGACTGATTGGGAAGAGAATCCCGACAACTACGTCAAGGATGATGACGGCCAGTTTGTCTTAAAGCTAGATGGTACTCCTCGTAAAAAGGGCGGCAGAGTTAAAGGTTCAAAGGGTAGGGGATACACATACCACTCAGAGACTAAAGCTAAGCTCAGCGCCAAGAAGTCCGTTAAGGACAAAGAGAAGAAGCTTAAAGCAGCACAGAGTAAAATAGATAACTACAAGAAGTCTATAAGCAAAACCAAAAAGACTCTTAGCAAGCTCGAAAACGAGAACGCAACAAAGCTCGTAAGCGCCGATGAGCTGGATGACATTCCAACAGCCCTGCAAGCTGAAGCACAAGAGAATGTTATCTTTAAGGCTAACGAAGGCCCACAGGAAGAGTTCCTAGCGGCTGGAGAGACAGATGTGTTGTACGGTGGTGCAGCGGGGGGTGGTAAGTCATACGCCATGCTTATTGACCCCCTTCGTTTTGCACACCGCTCAGCCCATAGAGCAATCATCTTGCGCCGCTCTATGCCAGAATTAAGAGAACTAATCGACAAGAGTCGGGAGCTATACCCAAAAGCATTTCCCGGCGCTAAGTACAAAGAAGTAGAAAAGATGTGGACGTTCCCGAGTGGAGCTAAGATGGAGTTTGGGTTCTTGGAGCGTGATGCGGATGTTTACCGTTATCAGGGTCAGGCATACAGCTTCATTGGCTTTGATGAGATTACACACTTGCCCACGGAATTTGCTTGGAACTACCTTGGTTCACGACTACGAACCACAGACCCCGAGATTGAGGTCTACATGCGTTGTACAGCGAACCCCGGTGGTTCAGGAGCGCATTGGGTGAAGAAGCGGTACATTGACCCCGCTCCCCCTAATGATAGCTTTAGAGGCGCTGATGGCCTCACTAGAAAGTTTATACCCGCTAGGCTACAGGACAATCCTTACCTAGCCAAAGATGGTCGTTACGAAAAGATGTTAGCCTCCCTGCCCCCAACGCAGCGACAGCAACTTCTGGAAGGTAACTGGGATGTTGCAGAAGGCGCAGCGTTTACAGAGTTTAATCCTTTCGACCATGTGATTACGCCCTTTGAGATTCCTATTGGTTGGGAACGCACCAAGGGAATAGATTACGGTTATGCTTCAGAGAGTGCTTGTGTATGGGGTGCAGTTGACCCCTCTGACGGCACACTGATTATATACCGTGAGTTGTACCGCAAAGGCTTGCTAGGCACTGAGCTTGGAAGCATGTTGACAGAGATGGAGTACGAAGACCCCTTCTCCGTCCCCGGAGTGCTCGATACAGCGTGTTGGAGCAAGACGGGTACGACAGGCCCAACAGTCGGCGAAACCCTTCAGAGAGCCGGACACAAGCTCAGAAGAGCAGATAAGAATAGAATACAAGGCAAGATACAAATCCACGAATACTTGAAGTTGCAACAAAGCGGTAGGCCACGAATACAAATATTTAATACATGCCCTAACCTGATACGTGAGCTTCAAAGTATTCCTCTGGATAAGACTAAGCCCGAAGACGTAGATACACACGCATCTGACCACGCATACGATGCACTACGCTACTTGATAATGGGAAGACCCCGTATCAACGATACAATAAATCAGCTTAGACAGTTTAGAAGAGAATCACACTTCACGCCGTCTGACTCAACATTTGGATACTAAAATGAAGAAAGCTAAATACAACAACGGCGGCTTAGTAGCTCGTAAAGATTTCAAAGGCGTTGGCTCTATTGAAGGCAATCTAGGCGGCAACCAAAACTATCGTAGCGGGAGTGTAACAGCATCTGCTAAATTAGGTGACGCTAGAGTAACCGCAAGTAGGTCAATGGACTCGATGGGCAACTCTTCTAAAAACTATAGCGTAGAGAAACAACTGAAGAATAAGTCTTCTGCTGGAGTAAAGCTAGGAAAGAACCCCAAGGTAACTTACTCCAAGAACTTAGGTAAAGGGTTTACACTTAAAGCTGAAGCCAGTAAAAACTACAGCGGCATGTCAATCTCTAAGCCCCTATAAAGGAACAGTACATGAATGACGAAAACACAGAATACGATACGGTCAACAACCTATACTTCGAGCCTGAAGAAACGGCAGGAGGCATGGAGCTTAGCCTAGAGGAAGATGTACGTAACCGTTTCGTAGGTTTAGTAGAAGACCGTTATGCAGCAGCAGAGCAGGCTAGAGACTTTGACGAGGCTCGCTGGCTCACTGCCTATCATAACTTCCGTGGCATTTACAACAAGAATGTAAAGTTCCGTGAGAGCGAGAAGTCTAAAGTATTCGTTAAAGTTACTAAGACTAAAGTTCTAGCGGCATTCGGTCAGCTAGTAGATGTTATCTTTGGAACTGGTCAGTTTCCTATTGGTGTACGTGAGACTCGGTTGCCCGAAGGTTTAGCAAAGTATACGCACCTCGAAGCAGGCGCAACAGGTATCGAAACTAGCGCACCTGCTTACGAAGAGCCTGAAGCAGCCCCTGAAGAAGCTAGAAGCCCTTATGATGTTGGCTACGCAGGAGACGGTCGAGACGAGCCTCTTAGCGCAGGTAAAACTTTAAGCGCAGGTAAAAGCGTTGTAAGCGCAGCTATTGAAGAAGCAGGCGCAACATTTAAAGACGGAGCCTCTCCAGACCCACAAGTATTAGAACGCTCTCCTGCTAAGGAAGCGGCACGAAACATGCAGACACTTATCCATGACCAGATTGAAGAGTCAGGCGGTTCTAGTGAGTTGCGTAATGCGCTCCTTGAATCTACACTGTTCGGCACTGGCATCGTTAAAGGCCCATTCAACTACAACAAGACTTTGAGCCGCTGGACAAAAGACGAAGACGGTAATCGAGTATATGACCCTATCAATGTTCGTGTACCCCGTATTGAGTTTGTTAGTATCTGGGATTTCTTCCCAGACCCAAGCGCTACTTCTATTGAAGACTGTGAGTTTATTGTCCACCGTCACAGAATGAACAGGTCGCAGTTAAGAGGCTTGTCCAGAATGCCTTTCTTTAACAAAGACGCTATCCGTGAATGCCTCCAAATGGGGCCAAACTATACTGAAAAGGACTATGAACACGAACTGAAAGACGACCATCGTAGCGAAGACTACGGGTCTGGACAGTTTGAAGTCCTTGAATACTGGGGAATGATGGATGCTGAGTACGCTAGAGAAGTTGGAATGTCGTTACCTGATGAGGTGGATGACCTAGATGAAGTACAAGTTAATGCTTGGGTTAGTAATGGTAAGCTTTTACGTGGGGTTGTTAACCCATTTACACCTTACCGACTCCCCTACAATGCCTTTCCTTACGAGCGTAATCCTTATTCTTTCTTTGGTATTGGCGTTGCTGAAAATATGGACGACTCTCAACAAATAATGAACGGTCACGCACGTATGGCTATCGACAACCTTGCACTTGCAGGCTCGTTAGTCTTTGACGTTGATGAGTCAGCGTTGGTTGGCGGTCAGAGCATGGACATTTATCCCGGCAAAGTATTTCGCCGACAGTCTGGTATGCCCGGACAAGCTATCCACGGTGTCAAATTTCCGAACACTTCTCAAGAAAACATGATGATGTTCGACAAGTTCCGACAGTTGGCTGACGAACAAACCGGCATCCCAAGCTACTCTCACGGACAAACAGGCGTACAGAGCATGACTCGAACCGCTTCCGGTATGTCTATGTTGTTGGGCGCAGCGTCGCTTAACATTAAAACAGTTATTAAAAACATTGATGACTTCTTGCTGAAGCCTATCGGTGAAGCATACTTCCAGTGGAACATGCAGTTTTTTGAAGGGAACCTTGAAATTCAAGGAGACTTAGAAATTCAAGCAATGGGAACAAACAGCCTGATGCAGAAGGAAGTACGTAGTCAACGACTTACTATGTTCCTACAAACTGCACAGAATCCTGCGATTGCACCGTTTGTTAAAATCTCTAAGATTGTCAGTGAGCTGGCTTATAGCCTTGACCTTGACCCCGATGAGATTCTTAACGACCCTGAAGAAGCAGCAATCATGGCACAAATAATAGGAGCACAAAATGCTGGACAAGGAGATGGCGGGCCGACTGGGGCCGCTGGTCAACAACCCGGAACTATGGGCGGCCCTGAAGGAGCACCTCAACAACCTACGGAACTTGGAGCTACAGGGACTGGCGGTGGAAACATCGGAACTGGGTCTGTACCGCAGGCAGGGGAAAGCGAGTTCACTGGCTAACCTAATGAATTTAAAAGAACAGGCTATTGAAGCCAGACAACGGATAGAGGAACAACGATGAAGAAAGTACCTAAACTAAAATATGCAGTAGGCTCAGTAGCTCAAGCAGCAGCGGAAGGTGCAGATACATTGTTGTCTGAAGCACGTAAAGATGTAGTAGCTCAGCGTAGTCCTAAGCCGGGCGTTGGTAAAGATGATACAGCATTAGCTGAAACACTTGCCAAAGTAGAAGGGCCGGGGAAAACTGAAGCGGCTCCTGAAGGGGGCCAAGACAACCTGATGGCTACTACTAAGCTTGTAAACTCTTTTAGCTTTCAGGGCGGCAACAAGAAGATGGACAAGCAGTTCATCATGGAGTCTTTAAGCTCCGTTGCTGATACCCCTATTGTAGAAAACAAACAGTCTATTGCTGAGTTTATTACTGACCTCCACCGTGTTCAAGTAGAAGAAGAGTCTAAGCCGTTATTGTCCCCGAAGGACTTTCAAAAGCTTAATAGCTTTGCAGCAGACGCTGGTGACGAAGGCCGCTTAGAAAAGAAAGAAGGCGGCGAAGTATCTGACGAAGATAAGTACATTAGTCTTTATAAGTCTATGGAGCAGTCCATGGACAAAGCTAAAGATGATGCTTCTAAGGAAAGAATATACAAACGATTTGCAGAGGTAGAAAACTCTTTTGACGGTAATGTTATTTCTAACGCTTTGCAGAAGATGGACGCAGAGGAAGAAGGTAGAGTAGGTAAGTTCTTTGGCGGCATAATGAAGGTAGCTAAAGAAGTATTAGGTCAAAGTGGCGGCGGTGAACCTACTGGTATTCTTGGCGCAATAATGAAGGGCGGTGCTGAAGGCACAACTACTGTACCTCAAGGCCAAGACGAGGCGGCAAGCATTAGCGCTCTCGAAGGCCCAGACCCTATTTCTGCTGCTAACAATGCACCGATTGCAAACTTTGCAGAGGGTGGACGAATCTCTGTTTCTGAGTATGTAAAAGCTAGAGACAAGGCACTAAAAGATATAGACAACACTGAAAGTCTCACTGAGAGAGAAGAAATCAGTGCAGCTTTTTCAAAAGTATCTAAAGAGTTTATGGAACAAGAAAGTTTAGGTGACTCAATAGATAGAGAGCGAGCAGAAAAAGCAAAAGCTCTTAAAAAGAAAAACATGGGCGGTTCGCTGCTTGCAGACGACAAGCCTGTAGATACTTACGACAACATCCCCGAAGGCGAGAAAGAAGCAGTAGAAGCTTCACAACTCCCTGACGAAGAGATGGAAGATGAGTACGCTGGATTCGTTCTAGGCGAAGCTCTAAGCACAGAAGACCAAGAATATTTAATGGGCGCTCTTGAAGGTGATGAGCGTCTGGGTGGTATCTTTGACAAGGTCATGGATATTGCTGGAGAATTTGCAGGTGACGGAGCCGTTAAAGGCCCGGGAACCGGCACATCAGATTCGATACCCGCAAGGTTGTCGGATGGTGAATTTGTTTTCACCAGAAAAGCAACTGACCAGCTAGGTACGGAAAAGCTTCAAACTATGATGGACGAAGCTGAACGTGCTTACGATGGCGGTTTAATGAAAAAGTACATGGGTGGAAGCATTCTAGGAGGCATGGATGAAGTAGAAGATAATGATAAAAAAGTCTACGACCAGATGTTAACCTCTAATGCCATGCCAAGTGTACGATAACGATAAGGCCACCTGTTAGCGCAGCCCCTTATCAACAACTAATAATCTAAAGGCCACCTTGTAGTATCAAGCCCTATTCAGCAGTCGCGAGCCGAGTAGCTACCTTGAAAAGACGACAAGCCCCAACGGAGTGTGAAATGACTGATTTACCTGAGACACAAGAAGAAGAAGTAGCCAACCCTTACAACATGCATAAAGATTGGCATGATGTTGAGGAGCACCAGTTTGAAGGTGCTGATGGCGCTTACTTTGAAAAGAAACCTAAGAAGGCTACCCGCAAGTCGGCCCCTTCGGATGAAGAGTCTGTTACAGATTATAAAAAGAGATACGATGACCTAAAGAAACATTACGACTCTAAGATTAGTGAGTTCAAGCAGAAAGAACTAGAACTACAAGCAGAAACTCGAATGACACAGCATGTTGAACAGGCCGTTCGTCACGAGGATAACACTGAAGCAGTTCAAGCCGAGTATGTTGAACCACAAGCAGAGGCACTAGAACCGGCACGGACATCTACACTAGACGAACGTGAAGCCAGTATTGCGCGCAGAGAAGCAGAACAAACTCTTCAAAGTGCTCACCCTGACTTTGCAACTATTCGTCAAAGTGATGAGTTCCACGGTTGGGCCAAAGCGCAGCCAGCAGCAATTCAGGACTGGGTGTATAATAATCCCAATGACGTAACACTAGCGGTCAAAGCCATCGACCTTTATAAAATGGAAACTGGTTCAGGGGTTCAATCTTCTACTGGTAAAACAGGAAGTTCACAAACCTCGACCGCTTCGGCAGCGGATATGGTTTCAACTAGAACACAAACCGTAAACACTAATGAGCCGAAGATTTGGTCACAAAGGGAAATTGCTGCGCTGTCTATGGCCGCATACGATAAATTTGAAAAAGAAATCGATGCAGCCATCATGGAAGGCAGAGTAGTTGCTTAATAACTATTGTCTTTAAATCATAAGGAAACATAATCATGGCTCAATTTTTTGAACCCGGTACAGATACCAACGCTAACTTCGGAAACTCTGTCACAGGACAGACTAACTCTTTCTTCCTTCCAGCCATTTACTCCAAGAAGGTTCTTAACTTCTTCCGTAAGGCTTCGGTTGCTGAAGCGATTACTAATACTGATTATGCCGGTGAGATTTCTGCATTCGGTGATTCCGTAAAAGTAATTAAAGAGCCAGTAATCAGCGTTAGTTCTTATACCCGTGGCGCTGCTACTACTGCCACTAAGCTAACTGACCAAGAAGTTACTTTGGTTGTTGATACTGCTAACGCCTTTAAGTTCATCGTAGACGACATTGAAACTTCCATGTCTCACGTAAACTTTAAAGAAGTCGCTGCTTCATCTGCTGCTTACGCTCTGCGTGATGCATTTGATACCGCAGTAATTGCAGGTATGTTCACAGGCTTGTCTGCTTCTTCTCCTGACCACGTTCTAGGTGCAGATGACGACACTACTATGGCTGCTGGCGTAATTGACGAAGCTTCTAAGTCTATCAACCTGCTTATTACTGACCCTCTGGATGTACTGGCTCGTATGGCTCGTCTTCTTGACGACCAGAACGTACCAGAAGAAGGTCGTTGGGTTGTAGCTTCACCTGACTTCTACGAGCAGTTGTCTCAGTCTAACTCTAAGTTGTTGTCTGTTGACTTCAACGGCGGCCAAGGCTCTATCCGTAACGGTCTGGTAAGCTCTGGTAAGTTGCGTGGCTTTGCTATGTACAAGTCTAACAACATTGGCGCTACTTCTGCTGCTGACGGTAAGCTAATTGCCGGTCACATGTCAGCCGTTTGTACTGCACAGACTATCACCAGCACTGAAGTCATTCGTGACCCAGACAGCTTCGGTGACATCTGTCGTGGTCTGCACGTATTTGGTGTTAAGGTCATTCGACCTGAAGCCCTTGTAGGCGCATTCTACAGCTTATCTGCTGGTAGCTAAGTAACAGTTAGTACACATTAAGTGCGGGGGCCGTAAAAAGCCCCCAATCTTTTAACACATTTAAAGGCTAAAGAACTTATGGCAACAACCTACTTAGAACTTACAAATGAATTGCTTCGGGAGTTGAATGAGATTCCGTTGACAGCATCTGATTTTCCAACGGCTGTTGGTGTTCAAGCCCACGTTAAAGATACTGTAAACAAAGCATACTTCGACATGATTAACCAAGAACCGCAGTGGCCTTTTCTATCGGCTGGAGAAAGCGGCGAAGTTAATCCCATGTACGGTAATGTGTATGTCGAAACAGTTATCGGTCAACGCTATTACGAATTAAAAGCTTCGAGTGATTCCATCATCAACGACTACGGTTCAGTTGACTGGGATAACTTTTATCTGACTACTGTAGGTGTGAGCAACGAAACAGCTCCCTACACAGGTACAAATTTAAGATACGTAACTAACGAACAGTGGAAAACTTTCCGCAGAGTTTCAGAGAACCTAGACCAAGCAGACACTACTACGTATGGCACTCCGAATAGTCTTATTCGCAGCCCAGACGCACGTAAGTTTGGACTCAGTCCCATTCCAGACAAAGTATATCGTGTATGGTTTTACGCATGGGACTTACCCACAAAGTTTACAAACCCTACCGACACAGTTGTTTTTCCAGAGATGTACTCAACAACTCTACTAGCTAGAGCACGTTACTACATCTGGCAGTTTAAAGACAACCCACAAGCAGCCGCATTTGCCCTAGACGACTACAAGAAAGGCATGCGCTCAATGCGTTCAAACCTTATTGAGCCTACGCCCTTCTATATGTCTGACGACAGAGTGAGGTACACCTAGTATGTCGCAGTCCCAACCTTTTGGTTTCTCTTGTAAGGGTGGTTTAAACACCAACCTGAGCGAGATTGAAATGCTCCGACAGCCCGGAATTGCTACACAGTTGAGAAACTTTGAGGTTGACCCCGATGGAGGCTATCGTAGAGTTAGTGGCTTTACAGACTATGGCGGTGACGATGCAGCCCGTCCAAATTCTAGTAATGATATTTTAGGCATTAAGGTATATGCAGACGGCGTTATTGTTTGTAGCGGAACAAACATTTACTTTAGTAATGATGGTGAAACTTGGCTACAGATTAATAAGGCTAGTGTTGCAGGAAGCGGTGACAATCTAACAGCCTTAAACGGGCGTTCAGTTGCTGCAAGAACTGCACAGGGTCAAAGCTCTATAGCCTTGTTTGAAGGCAGTAAATCTATATACGGAGAAATAGTTATCTGTGACGGGGCTAACAAGCCTTTTTACTTTTACATGACCGGAGCAGGAGCACTCAGCACCCGTACATTTTTTGTAGCTGACATTACAGTAAGCAGCACTGACGCTCCTTCTATTGCTACTGTACACAATAACTTCTTAGTAGTTGCAGGTCAAACAAATGCCCCTAACACGGTACGTAATAGTCACCTCTTAGAAGTAGATAATTTTTCAGGCTCTGGCGCTAATGAGGTTGTATTAGCCGACAGGGTTGTAGGACTTAAAAGCTTTCGTGGTGACTGTATTGTTTTCTGCCGCAACAGTATTTATAAGTTTGTTAATATGGAAGACAAGGCAAATGCTGCTATTGTCCCTATTACAAAAAACGTAGGTTGCGTAGACGGGAATAGCATCCAAGAGATTGGCGGTGACCTAGTGTTCCTAAGCCCTGATGGTGTTCGTACACTTGCAGGTACTTCACGCATCGGTGACGTTGAGCTGGCTTCTGTAAGTAGAAATATCCAGCGACTAATTAGTAGCATTGTTGATAACATTAATGTGCTTACAATTTCAAGCGTTGTACTGCGCTCTAAGTCTCAGTATCGCTTGTACTACAATGACCCCTCTGTAGCCGCCTCGTTTTCAAAAGGTATTATTGGTACTTTTACAGGCCAAGGTTTTGAGTGGTCAGAAACACTAGGCATTGAAGCTACCGCAGTAGATAGTGGGTTTCTAGCTAATGGTCTTGAAGCGCTAGTTCACGGCGACACAGACGGATATATTTATAACCACGACAAGGGCATTACCTTTCGTCATGGCGGCGCAGCAGCAAACATTGATGCTCTATACGAAACACCCTATTTAGATTTTGGAGACATGGGAACACGGAAAACTTTGCAGTACGCAAAGATTTCAGTAACCCCCGACAGAGAATCAGGAGGGTTTTCAGACCCAACATTAAAAGTTCAGTACGACTTCCAAGATATTAATGTTCAACAGCCTCCTTTATATCAGCTACC